CTCCTTAGTTGTTTAAGTTAAAGAGCGTTCCTTCAGTCGGCTTTTGCGTTCTCTATTTGCGAATAGAGAATGAACGATCCGTTCCGAGTCGGCTTACTTCCGTTCCCGTTGGGAATGAACGTATAGGTAGTTTAATCTACCCGACGTATATAGTCAAGCAATTTTGTAACTTTTGTTACCTTTCAATATAACTTAGTGTATGGTTTGATGCATAAAGTTGCTGAATGATAATATCACATCCAATTTTTGGATTGCAATCACCACAAGTATAAACATCCACTGCTGCCTTCCCTTCTTCAGGCCAAGTATGAATACTAATATGACTTTCTGCAAGTAAACACATTACAGTGACTCCTTGAGGTTCAAACTTCTTTGATATAGTTTGAACAATAGTAGCGCCACTTGCAATTGCTGCGTTTTCTAGTAAATCTATGAGACATTGTTCATCATTCAACAGAACAAACGAACAACCGTACAAGTTAAGTAAATAGTGCTTGCCCATTTTTCATAGGTTCTCCTGCCCTTCTTGAATTAATTTGCTGACATATGTTTCGGTTCCGTCCATAGTTTTAACTTCAAAAAGAGGAGACCTTTGATACTTTTTGATTTTCTTGTATTTTTTCAAAAGATTTTTCACTTCATCTTTATTGATAGTAACATCAATTTTTTCCCTACTAAATCCTTCTGTCATCTTCTTTTCTTTTTCTCTGGTTGTCTATACCCCCAAAGTTTGGGATTTACTCTTCCATATCCAAAGTCAATTTTTTTGAGTGTTCCAGGACCATATGTGTCATAATACATATCAAAAATACGAATCTTGGTTCCCCTTGTTAAATCAAGATATTGTTTTCCATCAATTACATACCAAACTAAGTAAGCATCACTTGGAAAAGAAGAATCTTTTGCTTTTTCAAGGGTTGTTTTTTCTAAAAGAATTTCACAACCATATCGAGATGGCAGAATATTTTTTTCTTCCTTTTCAGATTCTGCCATACTTTTTTCTCCGCTTACTGCAACTGTCACGAACGTCCACCCCATTGAATTTCGGGATAGGCTTCTTTCACATTATCCATACTTATTTTATATTTATTTGTTAGTCTCTTATCTTTTGTAAGAATTAATACTTCTGCTTCTTTTGGGTGAAGTCCTTGAAGAAGATTAATAAACATCATTTCTCTACGAATTGTAGAAAGTGTATCATTACCACCCTTTACATAGTGATAGAGGTTTTGATATTCTCTGCGAAGAGATGTACGTCCTCTTCCATTCAAGTCTTGACCTGTTGCAGACTCTCCTCCAGCAGCTTCTTTTGCTAAATTTTCAGACAAAGTTCCAGCATATACTGACTGCTCATCAGCATTTGCATAAGGAACTTCTCCGTCAGGAAGAAGAGAAATCACAGTATCGTCAAAGTTCCAGATGAAAATTGTTTTTAGAGAATCGTGTTCGTAGGTTTTAAGAACTTCAACTTTTTTTGCATTACTTCTTTGTTTTGAAGCCAATTCTAAAACTTCAAATACAAATGGATTGGATGGAAGACTTTCAATTGGGGTTTCAGTCTTCGTCTTCGTCGTCTTCGTCGTACTCGTAGTCATTTTCAAATCTCACAGCTAAAATTTCGTCGGGTATTACATTACCATTAGAGTCAAACATCTCTGGGTGTGTAAAAACTGGTTGGGTTTGATAGAAATGTTCTTTTGCTAACCATCCTACCACACCTCCTACAAAAAAGAACATAATTGAAACTAATGTTCCTATAGTTAGAGTTACTGCTAACATTTTTCTTCTCCAGAGAGGTTTATTTTTTCCTAATGTCGAAGTGAAATTCAATAAAAAAATGAAACTCTCTACGGAAGAGAGAAATCATTTTACCAAACTTCACTTGAAAAGTTTTTGGTTTTGATTTCTCCTTCCTCCTATTGCGTAGTAATAACTCAACACCCCGGTTAATTTGGAGTTCATTATTATTTAGTGTTCTTCTTGCGTCTTCCTGGTCGTTTGTCATTACTATATTTCCAAGCATCTTCTAAGATGCCATAGATGTAGTTTCTTATTTTTCTTGCTTGAGGTTTTGGAATATGTCCATAAGCCTCACGAAGTTGTTTATGAAGGTCATCAGCACCACCTTCTAAGTATGTGTCCAAATCCATTACAAGATCACTGATTTCATTTGCTGTGGTGCTTTCAATAAACTCTTCAACTTGACTTCTTTTTGTTCCACGAATTTTCAAATAATCATAAAACTTCAAAACAAATTGTCCATTAAAGGCATAATCAATTGCCTTTTCAACATCATTGTAAACTTCGTGAAAATTAGTATTCATTAAACTAGATTTTGCTCCTTCAAATATTGAACTGTATCGGAGCAACCTCCGATATGTTTTTCATCAACAATTACTTGAGGAAAGGTAGACCCTTCTCCAAATTCGGCATAGAACTCTTCACGAGTAAAATCTACATTCAATTTGTAAACCACGTATTGTAGTTCTGCCAATTCTAGCACCTGCTGAACTTTTGTGCAATATGGACAACCATCTTTTGAATAAACTGTAAATTTCATATTTCTTAATAAAACTGAAAGTTATTTAGCATTGACTGGAATTCTTTGATCTTCTGGAAGTTTTAATTGTCCAGCATCAAGTAGTTGTTGTTTTGTTGTACATTCACCTTCTTTTACGTTTGATGCAACGACATTTGTTGTAGGAAGTGCTTTTGGAATTTCAACATCAATTACTGGACTCATCAAAACTTTATTTCTTGTAATCGTTCGGTTTTGTGGATCAAAAGAAACCATTGTATGTGCATCCATTTCATCACCACAATCAACAATTTTTCTTCCTGTTTTAGTTTCAATCACAGAAAAATATTCTTCATTGTACTTTTTCATTTTTTAAAGTCTTTTGTTTATTGTAAGATGCTTCTGGTTTTCTGTAAAGTTGAGGCCAAGTATCACGAATAATTTCTGCAAGTTTGTGTGGTGTTGTGGAAGATATCATAAATCTTGGGTAAGAGATATCATGAACATAAAGAAACCGAATGCAATAAAAAATGTAAGAATAAAGAGCATAAAAAAGGAGTTCTTGTGGAACTCCTCTATTTATTTTTTAGGTTTTATATCAACCGATGGTTGGAGCAGTCAAGGCAACTGGCGTTGCTTCAACTGATGCTAGATCCAACGGGAAATTATGGGCGTTTCGTTCATGCATAACTTCCATACCAAGACCAGCACGATTTAGGATGTCTGCCCAAGTAGGAATTACACGATTCTGACTATCAATCAGGGATTGATTAAAGTTGAAACCATTCAAATTGAACGCCATAGTAGATACACCAAGAGCGGCAAACCAAATACCCACGACGGGCCAAGCAGCAAGGAAGAAATGCAGACTACGAGAATTGTTAAACGAAGCATATTGGAAGATGAGACGACCAAAGTACCCGTGTGCCGCAACAATGTTGTAGGTTTCTTCTTCTTGTCCAAACTTGTATCCATAGTTTTGCGATTCAGTTTCAGTAGTTTCACGAACGAGGGAACTTGTGACCAAAGATCCATGCATAGCACTGAACAGAGAACCACCGAACACACCAGCAACTCCAAGCATATGGAAGGGGTGCATCAGAATGTTGTGCTCTGCCTGAAACACAAACATATAGTTAAATGTACCAGAGATACCCAGAGGCATCGCATCAGAGAAAGAACCTTGACCGAAAGGATAGACCAGGAACACCGCAGAAGCAGCAGCAACAGGAGCACTGTAAGCAACCATAATCCAAGGACGCATTCCAAGACGATAAGAAAGTTCCCATTCACGACCCATGTAGCAGTAAATGCCAATTAGGAAGTGAAACACAATCAGTTGGAAAGGTCCACCGTTATAGAGCCATTCATCAAGACTTGCTGCTTCCCAAATGGGGTAGAAGTGCAGTCCGATTGCGTTGCTTGAAGGAACAACAGCACCTGAGATGATGTTGTTGCCATACATAAGTGAACCAGCAACAGGTTCACGAATACCATCAATGTCCACCGGAGGTGCGGCAATGAAGGCGACGATGAAACATACAGTTGCAGCAAGCAGTGTAGGAATCATCAGAGTTCCGAACCAACCAACATAAAGGCGGTTGTTCGTTGAAGTAACCCACTGGCAAAATTGTTCCCAGGAGTTAGTAGATTGTCTTTGAGCAATAGTAGCAGTCATTTGTTTTAAACGGGTAGTAAGACCATCAGGGACATGGTGGTTATACTATTCCCCCGCCACCCTCAGGCGGGATATGAGAGACTGTATTTAACCTCCCCATAGGTCTCGGTTAGGTAGAGGACAACATTAAGGATTTGTTACATTCCTTAACTTGTTGATGTATTTATCATAACATTGTCAGGAAATCCTGTCAATAGGTAAAACGACTTAATTTCAATAAATATTTAAAATTGCTTTCCCAAAATGCCACGGGAATGGAATACTCCAATTCGGGAACCTTGGAATCCCGTCATCAAAAAATGCCTTGATGCAGTTGACGAGCACATTAAAAATTACACTAAAACGGGAGATGAGTGGCACTTATCACAAGCAGAAGTATTAAGAAAGTATGTAAAAGATCTGAAAATCTGGATTCATAAACAGGAAGGAAGATGAAACTCAATCTAAACAAACTTATTTTTATAGTTTGTGTATCAGCAGTTGGATTTGTTGGTCTTAATTTCATTGCCTGCAACTTTATGATTCCAGGATCTATCATTAGTGCTAATGTATTGGGTGGATTAAAAAATCCCCCTCCGTTAGATTGCAAAGAATCTGAGAGAAGAGGATATGAAACTTTATTGGCAATTCTAACTACAGTAATCGCATTAAGAACTAAGGTTGAAGATTAAGAAACCCAGAGTTTTCCTTCAGCAACTCTTCTTCTAAGTAATCCTGCCTCTACATTGCTACCAGGATTGCGATACATCTCCAAAACTTTGGGTATCACTCCCCAATTCTTTTCACGAAGATGGCGAGAGATAGTATTGAAATTACTTGAATTGTAAAACCCAGCACCGAGATTGTAAGCAAAGGATAAAAGTGCTCCGCGTTGATTGTCATTCATCTCATTCCAATAAGGGATTTTTTGAAGTGATGGAATAAATCTATTTTCGAGATCAAAAATTAAAAGTTTATCAGCATAATCTTGAGTGATTTTTCTACCAAGTTTAAAAGATTTTCCATCAAAATCTTTAGTGCTTCCCCAACCTATTGTAATGGGAAGGTATCCTGTTAATGGATCTGGATAAGCATTTAAGTGACACCCCTCAAATTCCTTGATCAAATCAACACCACATTGAGGGACTTTTGATTGTGGTGTTGATTCTACTTTTTTGCAACTTCAAAAATACGTCCCCAGCCATCATTACCTTTAGGGCACCATCTACGAGAAAGATCAGATCTCTTATACACAGCACCTTTACCATTGGTTACAGCACTTGTATATCCATCATTTAATGATCCATAAGGATCGTTAACCACATAATCTCCACCAGGAGTTTTACCAATAACTACAACCAT